CTTTTGTATCAAATTCCTTTGGAGTATTAGGGTCCATGAGCCGTGCTTCAAGGTTTGAGTAAAATACAGATTCTTCCGTTTCTGGTGAATCAATAATAGTTTTTTTATTTTTGATTGTTCCTACTTCTTTCGTTCCAGTCGGTGTAGTAAAAATGTCAATATCTTCTACATCAACAGCAACTTCTTCTTTTGTCCCTAGTTTCTTTTTGATAGCATCTAAAATTCCTTTTTCGTTTTTTGTTAGATCTTGTAGGAGCATCTTCCATTTAGGAACGTTGCCCACTGCCCACATAGGAACTCTACCAAATAAGTTTGCCACCTCTACTTCTTCATATCCTTCTTTTTTTGCTTCATCAAAAATGTCAAACTCTTGCATAGATTCAAAACCAGGTTCTTTAATTATATCCTGAACATCAATTTCTTCCTCTAATCCTGATGCAACAGACTCGGAAAACGGACCTGGCGTAGTCTCACCACCGTAGGCTAAACCGCCAGTGGCTCTTTGAATAGATCCAAATTCTTCAGGAGGATATAAATCTCTTGGGCGAATTACGACTGCTTCATCCTTTACTTCTTCCACTTCTTCTACAGAAGGGGTAGCACTGGGGGCAATAGCTGTAGTTCCTAGGAGAACTAAATTTGTGGCAAGTGCCTTAGCAGTCTCTCGTTTAGGCCAA